GTTATTAGTTCCATTGACTCCATTGAAGATACGGAAGATATTTTTCTTCTTATTAAAGTATCCAATCAGGTTTGTTTCTGCTTGCAGTGAGTTCTTGTAATCAATATCATAAATCAATGACCCAGCACCATCTAGTGTAAGAATACTTCCTTCATCAAAGTTGGAAGAAAAAACTGATGATGCTGCGTGTGATAAGTGATGGGAGATAATATGAAACTCTGCATTTGGAAAGAGTTTTGAAATCTTATTTTTGATGATTCCATCAGTTAGTTGACGATAAAAGATTTCCAAACACATTGAAGGAATATAGATTTGATCTACATCCTCACGAGAAACATTACCTTCTTTGAGGCAATAATCAATGGATTCCAAAGGAAAGTTTCCATCGTGTTTAATACGAGTCAATCTTTCTTGTGAAATGGAACAAATATGTTGATTATGAATAAAGAGTGTTGCACCTGCATCGTGAACCCAAGTCAAATCATTATGTTTATCAAATGATTGATTTGCCTCCCAATCAAATGCACCATAAAGACCAAGAGTAATCATTAGGATTGTTGTTGTGGAATTGCGACTTGTCCTTCGGGAAGAACCATTAGATTAAATGAGATAGAGATTCGTTCATCATCGTGATGATTAGTCTCTACTGAATGTGGAAGATAAGAAGGAAAGAGAAGAATAGAGCCTTCTTCTGGTTCAATTCTCATCATTTCTCCAGTGAATTGATTCTTTTCTTTGATGAGATTACAACCACCCCAGAGACGATTAAGACCAGGATTTGATAGAACAAACTTTCCACTTTCTGGTGGTGCCTTAAGATAAAAGACGCCTGATAGAATCTCACCGTGAATGTGTTCGCTATTCATACACTCTCTGGTGTCGTTGAAGTTAACCCAGGCGTGAGTGAGAAATACATTGTTTGGTACAAAGTTCAGGTCTTGTACTGCCTGAAGTGCCATCTCACAAACATATTGAAACAGTGGACGGAGTTCTGCTTCTCCTTGAAGTGAAAATGGTGATTGATAACCTGCGATATTTGATTTGTGTTCTCCTTGTGGATTCTTTTCTTTGAAGTTTCTTACACAAGTAAGAAATGAATCCTTATGCTCCTCAAAGTCAGGATAAACGGACATCCAGACTGGAGTTGAAAAAATTGGTAGTAATTCCATAGTATATTTCAGGTTTGATGTGTATTCTATATCATCAACGGTATTTATGCAAGTGCTAGTATGTCACGCAACGGAAGGCACGGACGCAATTAGTAAAAGTTTTAAAGCCGAGACCACCAGTGCATCCATTAAAACAGAAACTGACACAGAACGCACATGGAGCACTATTTTCCGTAGAAGACCAATATGGAGAGGTGGAGGAAAACGAGTCCCAGTTGGTTCTACAGACATAACCAGGATTTTGGAGTTGTGATGCTGAGGGTACAAACCAATCATCAGGATTAAAACCATAATTGATGAGTGCTGTCTGTAATCCACTCCATTCACTGATACAACACTTATCACCAACTTGAGTTGAATTATATTGTCCTCCTGCCCATTGAGAACTCACTTGAGTACAAGCAGGTGCTACAATCCAGGCAGTACCACCAGATTTACAGATGATTGAAGAACCATCAGGTAAAAAAGTACCTTCAGGACACGCCGAAACTAAATTTGCTTGCCACCAATTAGACGGACCAAATAAAACTCCCATATTTTTTTATTGTCTTTATTGGTTATTTATGAATTAATAAGTCACGCAACGGAATGCTCTTGCACTACTAGCAACATTAAAGCATTTACATTTAAATTCCACACCCCCAACATCAGTTCTGAAAGAATAGGCACACGTATCACTAATCTCCGTAGAAGCCCAATAGCAAGTTGTTGGAGGAGACCACTTACTACGACATACATATCCCGGGTTTTGTAGTTGAGAAATTGAAGGTACAAACCAATCATCAGGATTGAAACAACAAGAAATTAATCTATTATAAAGTGCAGGCCAAATTGTAGATGTTATTTGAGGAAGATTTCCTTGTACAGTGTTTCCTTCTGTAGCATAATTTCCCCAAGTAAGAGCAACAACCTGAGTACAAGCAGGTGCTACAATCCATGCAGTACCACCAGACTTACAAATAATTACACTACCATCAGGAAGATAAGTTCCTTCTGGGCACGCAGAAACTAAATTTGCTTGCCACCAAGGCGTTGGTCCAATTATAGATCCCATATCTATTACTATTTTTTAAGTATTTATCATTAATAAGTCACGCAACGGAAGGCACGGACGTAGCGGCAGGACGTCTTAATGCCGCCGTTCGGACTACCATTAGTATAGCTAACAAGGCAAGCACTCGTAGCATCAATCTCCGTAGAAGGCCAATAGAAGGCGGCGGAGAATGAGTCCCACTTGGTTCTACAGACATATCCTGGGTTTTGTAGTTGAGTGTAGGATGGGACGAACCAATCATCAGGATTGAAACCACAAGAAATCAATTGAGAACATAAAGTGGCCCAGGAACTTACACAACACTGATCTCCAACTAGAGTATCTGTGGTTCCGTTCCAGGTTGAAACCACTTCAGTGCAAGCAGGTGCTACAATCCAGGCAACTCCTCCTGCTTTACAAATAATACGACTACCATCAGGTAATGCACCACCCTCTGATGTTTCCTCTACTAGCTCTGATTGCCACCAAGGCGTTGGTCCAATTATGAGTCCCATATTTCTTTTTTAGTTATTTATTATATTTCATTGGTTTTAGAGTGAACTGAATCCTTGTGTAGGTGGGGGACTAACACTGCTAACCCTGCTTAGAAGTCAGGGAACGGGGCAGTCGGTGGGGTGAAGTTGGAGGTGTAGCGGGCGACGCCTTTGGTAATGCGAAGGTCGTCAATGTAGCCGTTAAAATCATTCGTGTAAAATTGCGTCCATGCGCGACCTATTGCAAATGAAGTTATGCTAAACGAATAAGTTGGGCCTACATCTAAAGCCTTGTTAAGCAAGACGCCTGAAGCAAAAGCACGAATTACGCCAGACTGCCTGGTAATAGCTATGTACTGCCAATCTGTTACACTTGAATAGTCCCAGAGTTGATTTAAGACGCCAGCATTGTGAAATATCTGCAAGTTGTTTCCTCCGGTTTTTATTCCTGATGATGTTTCGTTGTCAAAGCGAATTAAAGGATAGGATACATTACTGCTATTTAACTTTTCCCACCACTCAATGGTAAAGTCTTCAGTGCCGCTAACAAATCCTCCGCTTACGTTTAAGTAGTCTCCACTCCCATCAAACGCAATACTTGCCCCACCAAACTTGCTCTGCGCTGTGCTGATCTGCGCGTTGCCGATAGCCGTCACTGTCTTAGGTGACGGACTGCTGTCCACGATGGTGGTGCTGCCGTTGATGCCGTCACCGCGAAGCAGTAAGGAAACATCACTGAAGTAGTAGGGGTCATTTGTAGCACCTTGCCCAGTAATAATCCAACTCATCGCATCATCCTCCCGTGGTTAGTAGTGGCAGTGACTAAAGGGTCGTGGTTTGTGTAGGTCATATTGCGTACCTCACAATGACAATGCCGGAGCCGCCTGCGCGACTTGTGCCATCCGTGCCGCCGCCGCCATTTCCTGTATTTGCTGGGGCTATTACTCCTATAACTCCTTTACCACCTGCCGCATAAGTCACAGGACTACCAGTAATAGAAGAAGTAAACCCCGCGCCAGGGGCTCCCTCAAGGGTAGCGTTGCCTCCAGGGCCACCAGCTCCTCCACCACCAGCATTACCATAAGCAGTTAGTGGCGATTGTGGCGTTTGGATTGTTCCTCCACCAGGGTCAGAGGCCAGAGAGCCAGAGCCGCCACCAGATCCACCAGTGCCACCAGATCGCTGCCCGCTGTTGGCGCCGCCGCCAGCTCCTCCACCTATAGCAGTTTTACCAAAAAAAGATGAGTTGCCACCCTGAAGTCCTCTAGTTCCGGCTGCGACTATCCCACCTCCAGCACCTACAACAATTTGATGAATACCTGCGTTTACTGTTAGCGAGCCGGTTAGTAAACCACCCGCTCCACCACCGCCACCATAACCAACGGTAGGTATGCCACCGCCACTACTGCCTCCTCCAGCAACAATAAGACAATCAACAATTCCCCCTTCCATCACAACCAACTCACTGGTGCCAACGGTGGTGAATATATGAACACGGTAGACGGTGCCGCTAATCTCAATGTCGTAAACGGTGTCGCCACCTTCAGCCCATGCACTTGGTTGATTGCGCAGAGTCACCTTCCCCGGCACATAAATCGGGCTCATGACATCACCTCCGCAGCAGTTGTAGTGTTGGAATTTAATGGGGTTCTCATGGTATTGCTGCTCCGATAGCGGTGATTAGTGCTGACACGCGGGTGTCAAGTTTGGCGAGGTCTAGGGATTCGCCGATGCTGTAGAAGGCGATGCGACCGTTATACCAGCCAAAGTCAGTAATTGTATTTCTTCTGAAAACGTGCAAGTTGCCGATATAGGGTGTTTGAGATAAGCGTGTGCGCGTTGTAGATCCTGATCCTGTTCTTAATATGTATTCAGATCCTGAAGACCTAGACATAGCTGAAAGACCAGGCTGAATTAAGGTGCCTGAATCAAAGCTAGTTGATCTGTTTCGTTGAAGCGTACTGATAAGTTGCGTCGTTCCATTCTCAGTCAAACCAGAGCCTATCAGTGTTCCAACGCCACTGCCGCCAACATATACTGCCAAATGCTGATTGTCTTGCGGGTCAGCATTATTATTCCGGTTGCTATCCAAATACTTCGTACTCCCATCGCCCTTTAACCCAGTCTTCCTGTCGTAATCAGTATTACCAACAAGATCAAAGTTATATGGAGTTGGTGCAGCACCCTTCAGCGGATACAACGCACCATCCAATCCATCCCATGCTGCCATAATGCAACATGCTTTGATGGGATCCCAAATTCCGTCTTGCTTACAGCCAACAACAAAACTGTTGATTGCATTTGCTAGGTCTGTTGCTTGTGTCACGATAGAGTACCTCCTGCACGATAAGCAGCACCAATATAGTTAGCAGCATCCAGATCCATTGTTGTTATTGGTGGGAGATCTGGTGTTAATGCATAAGTAATCAGGTTCATCAACCGTGTTGTGCGATTGTCTAGTTTCTCTAAGTCTAGGGATTCGCCGATGGAGTAGAAGGCGAGACGGCCGCTAATAAAACCGGCTGGAACTCCACTAGTGCCATTACGTGCGAATAGGTAGATATTGGAAGGTTCGGGTGTAAATGAAGAAAGTGAACCACCCGTAGGGGTGAAGTTTGATCCAGTGGTCCTTACGGAAAACGTAGAGTTATTATTTCTAGTGTTCCCTTTAAATCCAGTAGTGTTATGCGTACTAGGTGTATACTGATCAATATTTGCTGATCTATTTGACCATCTTTCCCTTGTATTTCCGGGATCATTCAAAATACCAGAACTCCAACTAGTAGCTATGTTTGCAGCCATATAGTAACCGCCAAGGATCGCAGCCTCAGATACCCAAGTGCTCATGTGAAAGTTGTCCGGCGGATCTGCATTGTTAGCGCGGCCGCTGTTTATGTAGTTGTCTGTACCATTCCCCTGCAGCCCAGTCTCACGGCTGTAGTCCCATCCACCCTCGGTGCCAAAGCGTGTAGGTGCGGCATCTGCGGGTTGTTTTACTAATGGCACCAAGGCACCATTTAGTGTTCTCGCACCCGCAAGAATGCAACACGCCTTAATTGCATCCCAGATACCATCCTGCTTGCAACCAACAATAAAGTTACTAATTGCAAAAGCAACAGCACCCTCTAATGGTTCGCCATCGGCTTCCTCTACAGCAGCAATATATACCTGTGCATCAGGATCAGTAATACCATTAAATCCAGACGACCAAATCAAACTCATAAGATATCTTCCTCCCCTTCAACGACTGGTAATCCCCAAAAACCGTTACCTTCTTCATCAACACTGTATTTATAAACAATAGCAGTCACTGGATCAGTCCATTGATCGCCATCAACCCATTCTGTGCCATCATTATCAGTAGGATAAATCACAACATAAGGAATCGCATCAGCACCTTTGTATTCTGGGTTACCACGACCATCAGCAAGAAATCTTGGTTGAATAATACCTTTAAAGTAAGGTCCAACCTGATACTGTTCTGCTCTTTGTCTTACAATCTCTACTACACTAGCCGCAAAGTATTCCTCTGGTGTTGATGCTGTTGTACTTCCTTTTACTGTACTGAATTCTGCAAGAATTGCGGGTAATAATTCATCTGGTATGTTAACTGTAAATTGTGCCATAATAGTTCTCCTTAAATTGTGGTTTTGATAACAGCAAATCCAACAACAATTGCTTCTCCAAGAGTTGTTAATCCAACATTAGTAACATTTATATTAGCAGAACCTGCAGAACATTGTGCGTTAAGAGCATAACTACCCGCAGTTCCTCCACTAACATGATTTAGTATCAATAAATCATTTGCCGAAATTGAACCATTTGTCATTGTAAATGTTGCTGTAGTTCCCGGTGAAAGATTTTCTCCATTCATTGTAATTCTTCCACAAGAAGCAGTTAATGCGATTCCAGTACTCTTATTGGTTGCCTGAGTTGCAGAACCTCCACCAGCAATATATCCAAAAGTTCCTGTTGTATTTCCATATCCAAGATTTCCACCAGCACTATATCCAGCATTATTATACAAAACAGAACCATTGATACCTTGAACCAAGGCAACCACACCAGTTCGATCTGGGAAACTGATATAACGATCTGCAGTAGCAGTAATAGCTTGAATTGTTGTTGTGTAAGTCTCTATACCAACAAGACTGATATCACCACGAACATCTAATTTTGATGTTGGATTTGTGGTTCCTATGCCAACATTACCAGAAGAAGTTACCTCAAAAACAGTTTCAATACTTCTGGTTCCTGTTACATTGGTTGTAGACAATCCAGCAAAACGATTGACCGTAAGAAGACTATCATTATCATTTACAACAGTAAGTAGTTGACCGCCATTCAATGATTGGTCTAAGGCACCATTGAATAATAGAGAACCTCTTGTAGGTGCATATGTGGTGATTCCTGGGGTTAATGGTTCAAGGCGAATATTTGCTGTAGAATTAATTCCAGGATTAATAGTTTCATCAAATATAATTCTATTTTGAATCTGGAAATCACCAGTTACTGTTGTATCCCTCTTAATTTCAAAACTTGTTTTTGGACTTGCTGTACCAATACCAATTTTATTATCTACAGTAACATCAATTCCAGGTTCTCCTGGACTTCCCGACCAATAATCATAACCAAGGGCAGTAAATACATTACCACCATTGGTGATAGAGAACAGAGATGCTGGATAATAAGTATTTCCATCAGTAGAAATACCAGCAGGACTATCAAAACTAATTGCACCTTTATTATCTGTTGCTACTCCTATTGCAGGTTGATAAGCAACATTACGATAGTGGTTAATATCAATCTGTTCGTTTGCAGTTGAACCAGCAGAAGTAATTCTTAAACTACCATGTACTTCCAATTTTGTTTGTGGATTTGTCGTTCCAATACCAGCATTACCAGAAGCACTTGCCTCAAAGATTGGATTACGATTTAAGTCATTAACTCTAAAAATACTACTATCAACATTATTAGAAATACTGAAGATTTGAGTTCCACGATCAGTTTGTGCTGTTCCTACTGGTGCCTCAAAACTTAATGCACCTTTATCATTAAACTTTGGTACAATACTTACATATTCAGTTGATGTAGAGAATGGTGCTCTTACATTCAGTCTACCATAAAGTTCATTATAAACTGAACTATCTGCCGTAGTAATTGATGTACCAACTCTTAATGCACCATAAGTTGTAACAATTCCAAGAGGACTTACACTGAAAAGATTACGATTCTCAAAAGATGTGATAGATAAGTCTTCATAATTTGCATAACGATAAATTGAAAATGCGGTTTCACTTTGGTCGTTAGAAACAGAGAAAAGTTGATTTCCTCCATAGTTTGCAATTTCTAATAATCCATTCTCTCTAGAAACCGCAGAGATTTCCATCTTCTCTGTGGATGCTGCACCTATAGAAGAACCAACAATAATATTACCTTCTACTAATGCATTACCATCAATATCAAGTTTTTCTGTTGGGTTTGTGGTTCCAATACCAACACTACCGGAAACATAAGCACCACCAGTTACTTGAAGTGGTTGTGATGCAGTTCCTGTTGAAGTTGCTGAACCTACTAATATAGGGCCATTAGTGAATGTAGAAACACCAGAGACATAAAGATTTTGTGTTGTGGTAAGACCTGATACTTTTACATTACCTACAACATCAAGTTTTTCTGTTGGATTTGTCGTTCCAATACCAACGGCATATCCAATTTTTGGTGCTAAGAGTAAGGTATTATTGCTATATGCTTCAATCTGTGGAATACCATAAAAATCTTGGATAGAAAAATATGGTACTGATGA